CGCCTAAGCCGGAGGCCCAATGACACAACATCCCATCACCCCACCGCCGGAGCTGGCTGCCAAATGGGTTGCGGAGATCTACGGCGATCCGGCCATTCCGCTTCACCCCATCACGCTTCAGCTGGTGGAACGCGCTGCCCAATGGGGCGCAGACCAGGAGCTGGAGGCGTGCTGTGTGTATCTGGTGCGCTGTGCTCAATGGGAGCCAAAGGATGTCGATGAACTCCGCGCCGCCAGACGCCCCAAGCCGCCAACACTTAAGCAAAGAGCCCAGAGAAATCTGGCCAACATGATCAAGAACGGCCATCTTTCGCCTGATCTGGCTGAACTATTCACCGCAGCAGTGGAGATGGCCCCAGACGAATGAACTACTCCTTCACCGTCTGGGGCACCGCAGCACCGCAAGGATCAAAACGCCACGTCGGCAAAGGCGTGATGCTCGAATCATCCGATCGCGTGCGCCCATGGCGCCAAGACGTGCGCTTCGCTGCCCTTGAAGAACGGCCATCCGATTGGGACATGGCCACACCCATGAGACTTGATCTCGTTTTCTGGTTTCCAAGGCCTGCTAGCCACTACGGCATCAAGAACGGCATCAGCTACCTGAAGGCCAATGCACCCATCGAGCCCGTCAGCGCTCGCATCGGTGACATCGACAAGCTTCAACGGGCCGTGTTCGATGCCCTGACCGGCGTTGCCTACCTAGACGATCGGCAGGTTGTTGAAGTCGAGGCTCGCAAGGCCTATCTCATGGGTCCAGATGCTGCCCCCTATGCCCACATCACCATTGCCCCTTATGTCTGAGCTCAAGATTCCGAACCTGGCTGGTGTCATCACCAAGGCCGACGTTGATACCAAGGGCACCGGCTCCTATGCCGCGTCCTACGTCAACTGGGCGAAGGTGGCCCATCTACTCCATGAGCACGCCCCTGGCTGGGACTTCCGCCTACGGCCAGTGCTCGAAAGTGAGCGGCTTGGCAATCTGCTGCACCAAGCTCCGGACGGCACCGCCTTCGTGGTCGGCTACTTCGATGGGCCAAAAGGCGAGACCCTTGCCGACTTCCCCTTCCCCTGCATGGATAACCGGAACAATCCGATCCAGCTCGAGAAGGTCAGCGCCAGGATCCTGACCGACACCCACCGCCGCGCCATGTGCGCCTGCGCTGCCTTCAGCTTTGGCCTGGCATATGAGCTCTGGGCAAAGGATCCGGTCGAGGATCCGCACCGCGAGGAACCGGCGCCCAAGGCTGCAGCAAAGCCAGCTAAGGCCGCCGCCAAACCTGCTGCATCAGAGCCATCAGAGCCACCTACTGCAGCTCCTGAGGCGCCTGCTGCTGTGCCCCAGGGCCAGCCCATCAGCGAAGACGAACGCCAGCTGTGCATCCAGCTGCTGAAAGACCTGAAGCCCGATCAGCGCAATCAGCTGATCGTCGCCTTCAAGGCTCAGTTCAACCTGCCTGACGATGCACTGATCACTCAACACATCACCACCACCGAGCATCGTGACTTCATCCAGCAGCAGCTCACCGCGTGAGCACCTCTATCGCGCATCTGGTGCCATCCGCCAGTACCTCGCCGACAACGACAGCGACTACCTGTTCTTTGAGCACCGCTACGTCGCATGGGCACATGAGCAAAGGCGCAACGCCGAGTTACGGATTGCGCTGGACATCATCGAGCGCAACACCACAGCTGGCAGCGTGACCACGCCACGCGAGCCATGACCGATCCAGTCCTTCAGGAGCTGGAGCGATTGCGCGAATACCGGCGCCGCGCTGATGCAAAGCGCCGCGAGCGTCAAGTGCAGGCCAGGCTGCCGCCACAACTGGCGCAGCAGTTCACCGCCTACATGCAGGCGCATGGCCTGAATCAAAACCAGGCCCTTGTGGCCATCCTTTCCACTTTCTTCAACTGACTCATGCTCAACATCACTGCAGTCGGCAATCTCGCCGCTGATCCCCGCAGCAACACCGTTGGCCAGACCGATGTGACTAACTTCCGGCTGCTGGTCAACAAGAAGATCAAAGATCAGGAATATGTCACCGCAGTGGAGTGCGCCGTATGGGGCGCCCGGGCCTCGGTCGCTGCTCAATACCTGACCAAGGGTGATCGAATCACTGTCGTAGGTGACGCGCACGCTGAAACCTACGAGCGCAACGATGGCTCAGCTGCCTGCAAGATCGTGTTGCGCGTGACCGACTTCACACTGCCCGCCCGACCATCGCAGCAGGCAGCACCTGCCGAGCAGGAAATGCCCTTCTGATCACAACTGGCCAGGGCTCACACTCTGGCCTCCTCTCAATCGACCCGCACAATGCCAAAGCGCCGTTACTACTTCCAGATCCCCAGCGCCAACGTGATCGACTGCGTTATGGCCTGCAGCATCACTGACGCCAAAGCAAAGGCATTTGAAATGTATGGTCACAAATGGCCGGAGCTTGAATGGATCAACGCCGAAACGGTCACGGAATCTGTGATCTATGACTAGCCTGCGATCCGATCGCAATCACAGCCAGACCTTGCGCATCTGACATTCATCATGGATCCCGTCGCCGACTATCTCAAGCAGATTGGTCGCCACCCCCTTCTGACCGCCACCGAAGAGATCGAATACAGCCGCTTGATTCAGGCCATGCTGGCCGTGCAAGCTGAGCACCCAGACACCACCACTCACACTCGTCAGCAACGCTCTGTAATCCGCCGCGGCCAACGGGCAAAGGAGCGGATGATCGTCTGCAACCTGCGCCTGGTGGTGACGATCGCCAAGAAATATCTGAAGCGCTGCACCACGATGGAAATGCTGGACTTGGTGCAAGACGGCAACATGGGCCTGGCCCGGGCCACAGAGCTCTTCGATCCAGCTCGCGGCTACAAGTTCTCCACCTATGCGTACTGGTGGATCAGGCAATCCATCAGCCGCGGCCTACAGGATCGTGACCGCATGATTAGGTTGCCGATTCATCGTCACGACAAGGTGATCAAGGCACGCGCCTACATGAATCACCAGCAGGCGATCACGGGCAAGATCCCAACGATCGCCGAATGCGCTGCAGCCATTGGTGCAGATCCACAGGATCTGCAGGTATCGCTGATCATGGCGCAAGACGTGTGCAGCCTTGACGCCAAGGCATCAGGCATTGACGACCACAGCCCAATCATTGATCTGATCGCTGACAAAGCTTCACTGCATCAAGACGATGAGTACCTGCTCGAACGGGACATCCTGCACGATGCGATCAACATGCTTAGCCAAGACGAGCAGGACATCGTGCGTAGGTACAACGGCCTAGGCGGTCAACCTAAGGTCACGCTGGGGCAGCTTGGTGAGGAGCGTGGGGTCAGCCGTGAGGCGATCAGGCAAAAGCACACCAAGGCCATGAATAAGGTGAGGCAGCAGATTGGCCGGCTCACCAGCGCCAGGTTGCGTGATGAATTCTGATGATCGTGCTTTCAAGGCCGGCCAGCTGCAGGAGCGTCAGCGCCTGCAGCAAATCATCGAGATCAGAATCGACCAGCTCAGCCGCACGCCACGCTGCGGCCTTCTCTGCGCAGAACTGCTGCGCCTCTCTGAATACCTGAAGACACCATGACCGTTCGATTGGATCAAACTCGCGCCGACATGATGGATGCGCTTTACCGGGCATCAGGCCGCACCTGCGGTACCTACACCGGACTGTGGCAAGAGTTCTGCGGTGATCTGGCCGCCAACTTCCGCGACACCTACTACCCAGATTTGCTCGACAAGGTGGTAAAGGCTATCGACGAGACGGAATCAGTGATGAGTCAGAAGGTGGCGCAGCAGGCCATTGAGGTTTGTCGCCAGCAGTTGCTGGGCGATAAGTGGCGATGAAGGCCGACACCTTCACAGCGCCTGGCTTGATGGTGACGCGCCAGTGGGACCGCTGGAATGGCGCACTGTTCATCGCTTGGAAGCCGAGCGTCAGCATGGCTTTCCGCGATCGCAAGGCGCTGCTGAAGTTCGTGGCATGGCCAGCGAAGACGCCGACAGGCGATCGGCTACGTGAATGGCTGGCCACCTTTGAGCAGCAGCTGCCAGAGCTGGCCCCTGCAGCGCCTGAGCTGTCGCCGGAGGTGCTGGCCACTGGATTTGGGCCAGAGTGTCATCTTGATGAGACTGATCCGAGCTATCAGACACGCACAATCATTTAGTCATTACCACTAATCACCCATGACACAACAACATCCCATCACCCCGTCAGATAAGCTGATTGGCGAGTGGATTGATACTGACGAAGGTGGCCCAAATGTGATCAGCCGCATCGCCACCCGCGCCGCCCAATGGGGCGCAAACCAGGAGCTAGAGGCGTGCTGTGAGTGGCTCAATGCCGATCCAGAACTTGTCGATGAAATCCGCGCCGCCCGCCGCCCCAAGCCGCCGAGCTTGAAGGAGCAGGCGCTGGAAGACCTTGATAGTTTGATTGCTGATCTTGCTAATCACGGTATGTGGTTCAAAGCAACGAACATCCGCCGCGCTCTTGAACAGCTTCCCGATCACGAGTAGTCGCTTCCACTTCTATGTCTGAACTTTCACTTGCCGCACAAACCGTGCTGGATGCGTACTACTGCGAAAAACCGTTGGTTGGATCCAAGCGAGTTGCCGCCGCCCTGCGAGCCGCTGCGTATCAGGTGTTGCCAGAAATGGTCAACGCTGTTGGCGACGAACACGACAACGCCCGCCGTGAGCAGTGGATTCGCATCCGGCGCAGATTCCTCGCCATCGCCGCCGAGCTGGAGGGCAGGGATGGCTGAGATGTCACCACAGGCTCAGGCGGTGCTGGATGCCGCCTACAAGCGCATGGACGACAACCCCCATAACGAGGTGGAGGCCACGCTCGCTGCCGCCCTGCGAGCTGCTGCGGATGAGGTGGTTCCATCGCCACGTCTTCCGTATGACTCTTGCTGTGATGTAAGCGCAGCAGCAATACGCGCCGAACTGCTGGCCATCGCTATCGAGCTTGAAGCCCAGTAGTCACCTTCACTATGGTGCCACGCCACAATGAAGGCATCACATGCCCGCAGTCATGTTTGGCCCTGAGATCATCAGCCGCCTTGATCGTGATGGCGGCAGCATCGAAACCTTGATGCCCATCAGGGGTGAGGTCTACTACCGCAGCTGTGTTGGCAGCGTCTGCCGCTACAGCAGCGACCTATGGCAAGCCGAGCTCTACCTTGATCAGCTGCTGGCCAAGGACTTTAGCTAGCAAGCCACTGCACGATGGCCCATTCGCCAAGGGCTGATCTGAATGGTTGCTCACGCAGCCATTCACGCCACGGCCGATGGCCCTTCGACGCATTGCAGGCCATGCAGCAGGCCACCAGGTTGCTGGGCACCGTCAGGCCGCCACATGCCTTGGGCACCACGTGATCAATCGTTGGACGGCCAGCCAACTCTGCACTGCAATAGGCGCAGCGATAATCCCAAGCCAACAGGATCTGATCACGAGCTGAACGACGGGTGATCAGCCTGGTGTCATCAATCCTGTTCGGTCCCATGGATGTCGCCAGGCACCGGCACGCAGTTCACCTCGATCTCGATGATGTCTTCGTCAGACGTGACGTGTTCTGCGATCTGGCTATAGACATCACCAGGGATCAGATCAGCCTCAGTGTCTGATCGGATGAACAGCTTGCAATGCACCTCGAGGAAGTAGCCCGCCATGGTGCGATGCCGCTGCCCTCACGGTAGCCATGGCGTCAAGCCATTACCATTGGGGTGCCCCAGCGGGTTGCAGCCCCTGGAGCGTGACCACCTGCAGTTACCAGGCGATGACCACCAGCGTAGATGTGTGGCGGCCCGTTGTCGGCTACGAAGGCTTGTACGAGGTTTCGGATCAAGGGCGCGTTAGGAGCGTCTCCGGGATTCGATGGAATGGCCAAGCCTTGCACACGTTCAAAGGCAAAGAGCTAAAGCCGCAATCTACGGGCCGCTATCAACATGTCGCATTGTCGCGTGAAGGCAAAGTCCAATGCGTGAAAATCCATAGCTTGGTCGCTGATGCTTTTCTGCCTCCGTGCCCAGGACAACGTGGAAGGCACCGGGGCTGTTATCACGTTGATCACATCAACAACCAGCCGTTAGACAACAGAGCCAGCAATTTGCAATGGCTGACTCATTACGAAAACACTTATGCAAAGGCAAACCGTCTACGCGATCAAGCCGGCAAATTCATCTAGGAATAATCCCAGCGCACTCGAGGCCTGCCTGCGCGCATCCCCAGATGAAGAAACTGAGGCGCCGCATAGCCCAGCGAAAACGGCCAATGCTGATCGCACCATCGCTGCACTGCCAGCATGTCGGCGCCTTCGATCACAAAGTCCACAGCCCCGCAGCCGGGCTTGTAAAGGTGCTCACTGCTGCTGGCGCCACCGACTGAAGCGTTCACCGCAGCCGGCCGGTAGCCGCTGGTGATCACCACAGGCTTGCCTCCAAACTGCGTCCGCACCCGCTCGAGGAATGTCGCCAGCTCCGCAGCGATGTCCACCTGGCCCTGGTTGTCGAAGCGCCTGGCCTCTTGATCCAGCGCAAATTCACCCAGCCGGATGTGCGGGGTGATTCGTGCGCTGAAAGAACTGCTAGGGCGCAGCTTGGCCGGTTCCTGCTGCACCTGTGGCGCATGATTGCCCCAGAGCTTTCCTTCGGCCCTCCTGCGGCGCAGCAGGCCAGCCTCAACGTGCGTGCCAGGGTTGCGATACAGCTCCATCGCAGCGGGCACCGCAGCCCAGTCACGCTCGCGCAGGCACCTGCTGATCGTCTCGAAGCCCTGGGCGCCATAAAACCCAGAGCCCAAGTTGTAAGCAAAGCTTACAAGTGCTGATCGCTGGTTATCATTCATCGCCTTCCAATGCGGCACTGTACCGGCCAGCTTGGCTGCAATGCGGTCGATCTCCTGACGTAGCAGCAGATCAGCCTCGATCACGTTGATCTTGTCGCCGCGCTGCACCTTCCCGCCATGCTGATAGCGGGTTGTGCCATAGCCGATCGTCCAAGGGTCGCCGCCGCTTAACGGATCCGGATAGGCACTGAGGTGACAGCCCTCGAACTCCTTAATCAGAGCGATGGCGCCGGCCAGATCGCTTTGCCTTCCGTCTTGGCTCCATGTCTTGAACCATTCGCGATCCCTTCGCATCACGGCGTCGTAACCGTTGGCGCTTAGATCGGTCTCGAGCTGCTGAATCGCGGCTGCCTGGTGTGGAAGCGCCTTGTAATACCTGAACAGCTGCTGCAAGGAGATTGGCGCTTCGTTGGCCATGATTCAGCGTTTCTGCTTTGGGAATGCGGTTTGCAGCACCTTCAAGATGAGCTGCACCCAGCTGTTTTCACGGATCGGCAACAGTCCGATCACTTCAGAACCTGCGGCGATGATCACCGCGATGACGGCGAAGGTAGTGGCCTGATCCATGATCAAGTCGATGGGGGACGTGCCTCCAGCCTAGAAACGCGCTGTTCAACCGTCGATAACCGTCCGAAAGTTTCTTTGCGATCTTCTTTGATGTCCTGATGGAGCACCTCCAGTTGGGTGGCGATGTGCTCGACTGCGCTGGTGAGCCTGATCACGGCATCCCTGGCCTGATCATTGCGTCGGCTGAAACCAGCAGCACCCATAGCCGCCACTGATATTGATGCCCCAGCCACTGCTGCGATGATCTCGACCATGGCGGCAACGGCTACAGAGTCAGGATACCTAGGTCGCAATAACGCCAACGGTGCGCAGCGCTGCTAGGGCTGCCTCCAGCTTGGCTTCAAGTTCGACGCAGTATTCGAGCAGCTCCGCCACGGTCGGAGTGCTCGCGTCTGCAATCGTTACAGAGCCATCAGCAGTGGGCAGCGTGCCGCTTGTGGCCGTGGTGGTGATGTTGGCAATAGCGGTGGTGGTATTGATCGCCAGCGTGATGCTGCCGCTGCCGTTGGTGACGCTGATGCCGGTGCCAGCGGTGAGTGTGGCCTTTGCCAGCGTGTTGCCAGTGGTGTTGCCGATCAGCAGCTGACCATTGGTGTAGGTGGTTTGGCCGGTGCCGCCATAGGCCACAGCGATCGGATCGCCAGTCCAGGTGCCATCAATCGGCAGGTAGGTCAGGCTGTTCCAGTTGGTGGTGCCATCGCCAATCTTTAGCTTGTCGGTATCGCTCTCATGGCCGAGCTCCCCTAGCAGCAGGATCGGGTTGGCTGATGTCCAGTTGGCGGCGGTATCAGTCCGCTGCGCCATCTGCACACGGATGGTTGTTGCGGTCATGATTCAGCGCCTCCAGCCTGCAGGATAAGAGTGGCGGCAGTCGCAGGATTTGCATCGTCGCCATCAAGGATGAATGGCGCAGTGCCTGTCATGGCGTAGGACGTGAAGGGTGCCTCAGCGCCGAGCGTGGCCGGCTCGCCAATCAGGTTGTAGATGAGGAAGTTACCAATCAACGCCACCAGCTCAACGGTCACATCAGTGAACACACCGGACTGCACCTCTTCTGGCTTGCTGCCATAGCGGTATAGGCCATCAGCAGGCATCACATCGCCGCCATTCCAGAGTGATGGTGCAACGGTGAACGTGCGATGGCTGCCAGCTGAGTCGATGTAGTGCTGGCGGATCAGCGCCACCTGCGCTTGGGTGAGGTTGCTGTAGGTGAGCGTGATCCTGAAGTTGCTCTGACGCAGGCTGTGCCTGAACAGTACCGGCGCACCGTTCTGCGTCTCCTCTGTTGAGACGTTCAAGCCGCCCAGGTCATAACTGACGGAGTTGGGCTCCAGATCGGGAAAGGCGGTCATACCAGGTACGGCGGCAGCAGCTGTAGCTCCACTGTGGCGCTGATCACGTCGCAGGCCTCATCAATCTGCGGTGGCGCGAGGTAGCGCCAGAGGTAGCCAGATGGGAATGTGACGTTGGTAGCGGTGAGCAGACTGCTGGGCAGATCGAATGGCTCGAAGGTGCCATGTAAGGCGTAGTGGCTGATGATGTTGAACTTCTCGGCTGCTGTGAGCGCCGCGAAGGTCATACGCAGCAGATGGGCCACGCTGGCATTGCTGTGGCGCACGCTGGCCTCATAACCATCAAGCACAGCAAACTCGCTGCTGGCATTGGTGCCAGGCGTGTAAGTGCGAGTGGCGGGCTGTAGCGCAGGGAAGGTGGCCATGGTCAACTGCAGCTCACTGTGTTGTTAAAAGTGACACTATTTAGAGTGATTTGATCAGCCGTGCATCCCACTGCCCCTGACGTACCGCTGGCCACCAGCCATCCGTATTTGTCGCCTGCTGTATAAACACCAGAAGTGACAGACACCGTAAAAATCAGAACCAGAGCATCAGTGACCGCGATAGCGCTTGTTGTTGTGGCGTCGTTTGTGCTGCTGCCAGACCTGATCCAGTCAATGCCTAACTCGTCTTTCCATGTGCCAATAGGTGCAAAACCACAGACCGGCGACAACGCGCTCCATGGTTGGATGTCGTAAGCCTTGAAGACTGTCGGGGTTGTAATTGTATTGTCAAAGGAAAACGGAGCGCCAGAAGGTGTGCAGCTTCCACCACAGCCTGCATCAGTCACGGGCTGCACAGTTACGTTAGCGGTTACGCTAGTGGTGCATTCAGGCTGTAATACAGCCAAAGTTTGGCCAAGTGCCTGAGGCGGCCCCCATCCGCTAGGTGTTGACGGATCTTTGCAGCGACCAGTGGCGACAATGTAATAGTCAATGTCATTCACAGTGATTGATAGATCCCACGATCCACTGATCGGCTGGTCTTGACAAGAGATGTCAGTCTCAACGCCAGTATCTTTGTTGATCTTGCTCCAGCACACTTGGCCGGCGCATGTGAAGTCAGTGTCTGCAACTGAGAGTGTGTCACCAGCCTGCGGTGCGCCTCCGGCTCCAGTTGCGCCTGTGATGTAGCCAACACCGCTCTGATCCAGCGGTTGCTCCAATGGGTCTGCCGGATTGTCCCATCCGCCAATCGGCGTCTGACCGCCGCTGGGCTCCCCAGCAGGTGGACTCACATCAGGGCCAACTGGCGGATAGCCACCAGTCGCCCATTCATCATCAGTGGGGATATCAAAGTCGACCGTTGTATCGTCCAGCCCTGGCGTGTCATCGAAGGCAGGGAAGTCGATCCCACCACTGCCCACATCAGTGCCAGGCGTAGCTGAATTGTCGTCGCAGCTGTAGTCACTGCGACCTGATGCGATCGCCACACCAGGCGCTGTTGCAGCCGCCACCTCAAGCGCCACCAGGCTGCGCCCTTGTGCATCAATGGGGAAGTGAGTCAGATCGAAGATGCAGGCACCGCTAGCGGTCTTCTCGATGCGCTCGATCTCATAGAGGAAGTCGTGATAGTCAAGCGCCGCGAGGGCTGTCTCCCTACGCAGCCGCACGCGCACGATGTCGCCCTGAGTAAGCAGGCTGTTGTAGTTCGCTGGCCGCACCTTTAGCCGCAGCGTGTGCGTGATGAACTTGCGTCGTGCCAACCGATAGGCGCCAACCTTCACCGCGTGCGTTTCGCTGGTGCAGTAGCCGCTCAGGTCATACTGCTCGAACGGGCCAGCTGTTGCCTCACCGCTGTAGCTGATCTCAGTCGTACGCGGGAAGCCAATGTCTGACTCTGGCTGCTGGCGCCACATCATCTGCAGCGTTACAGGGATTCGATCAGCCAGCGGGATGTACTGGATCTCGAAACCATCTGGCAGCAGATGATCCTCGGTGAAGGTGTATTCCCAGTCGATCGCCGTTGTCTTGATGGTGTGATCGACGTTCACCGGTAGCCGCGGCCTGAATCCGAACTTGCCGTTCAGTTCCACCAGGCGCAGCAGATAGTCGTTGCTGATTTGCTCCAGCCATTCATCCAGGTTCAGGCTGTCCTGAAAGACGCCGTTGAAGTGCAGGCCATTGGTCTCGGTGAAGTTGGCCGCGGCCAGCATCTGAGTGGTGTCGATCAGCGTGCTCGGGATCCGGCCTGACTTATCCATCAGGTACAGGGCCAGGTCGATCACGTTGTTGCTGGGGCCCAGCGTGCTGTCAATGATCCGCGTGATCTGGATCCCTTCGCGCACGAAGACGTGCAGTTGATGCTCCCATCGTTCGCTGCCGTCCACGAAGGTATTAACGCAGCTCATCGTCGTCATATCCTCGTAGCGCCCTGACGTGCCGCAGTAGTACGGACAGGCCCACGGATCCTTGTCCGCCACGGTGGTGACGAAGTTGCCCGGAGTCCAGGTGCCAGCCCTGCGGTCATAGGTCTGATTCCAAGTGCCCTGACGGCATGGCCCGATGAAACAGTCGGCCAGGTCGATCTGGGGCAGATCGCCTTCGCTGAGCACCACCATCGTGCTCACCGTCAGCGCGTTGGTGGTGCCATCGTTCTGATAGCGGGCCTCTGTGGCGCCCGGGGCCACCATCACGCCACCATTGCCTGACACACGCCGGCAGAAGACGATCGGCACTGGATCACCGATCTTGTAGGCACGCTGCTGCGCCGTCAGATCATCAGCGGCCTGCGCGGCGGCCTCTACCAGCGGCGGATCAGCCAGGCCACTCTGATAGGCCAGCAGTGACAGCGGATCGGAGATGTTGAGGCTCATATCCGCAGCGGTGATCCGATCTGATAGGTGGTGAATTTGCGTGGCGGCACCTGAGCGCCGACTGGTGACAAGCTACTTCCGAGCTCTACGTCAAGCCTTGTGAAGGTGCCAGATACGTCGATTACTTCAGCGGTGTAGGACGCGATCAGGGTCTGTCCAGCCTGCGGTGCGGTGTTGTCCAGCCTGCTGTCGAACTCGTAGATCTTCAGCTCACAGAAGCGGCCATAGCTCAGCGCCAGGCTGAAGGCCTCTACCACGCTGTTGGTGGCTGGTACTGTGATGCTCACCGATTTGCCGCCACTGGCGCCTGATTCAGTGATGCCGCTGGCGCTGAATGGCATGTAGGACCAGCTGGCGCCACCCAGCGTTACGGTCTGATTGACGTAGTAGGTCTGCCATCTGACGTAGGTGGTGCTGGCGTCAAAGATGCGCAGGTACTGGCTCTGGGCTCTGTTGCTCATCAGTAGGCCCCTTGATAGCGCCGGCCGCCATAGGAGCGGCTATTGCGGAAGATCTGAGCGCCATAGTCCTGCAGCGCCCGCTCGAGGTCGCCGATGGTGACATAGCGCTGGCCGTCCTGCTGCAGCACTGGGCCGGTGGTGATCTGCACGGTGGTGTTAGCTGCACCACCACCAGGAGCAGCGCCAGCGGTGCCGCCGTTGGCGAAGGCAGGGATCACTCCATTGCCCCGGACGCCAGAGAGATAGTTGGCTGCCGCTGCGGCCATCTTGCTCTCGGGGATGATGTATTCACGCCCGGATTCCCCGACCATCGCGAGGGTCGGCTGGTTGACGACACCACCAGCAGCAAAGGCAGGCACTGAAACGGTTGGGATGTTGGGCACATCCGGCAGCGTTGGGATGCGGTTGTAGTTCGAGATCAATGTCCTGATGCCGCTGGTGGCTTTATTGATGCCACTGGCCACGAACTGCAGCAGGCTGCGGAATAGGCCCTTGATGGATTCCACAGCGCTCTTGAATGGGCTGGTCAGGATGCTGGCCAAGGAGCTGAATGCCGACTTCAGGCCACGTACAACGAGCTCACCGCCGGTGATCACCGGTTTAATGAAAATGTCGTAATACAGCTTGGCAGCAGCAGTTACGACTTCACCGATCACTTTGAATGCTGCTGTGACTTGATCCCGGAAGGCATAGATGGCCACGCCAGCGGCTACGGCCAGAGCAATCCAGCCCACAGGGCCGCTAAACACTGCAGCGATCGCAGCAAGCAAACCGCCGCTGCCAGTCATGGATGCAACGATGCCTCCTATGGCCGTACTGATACCAGCAAATAAAGGGCCAATCGTTGTGAGCGCTGTTGAAATAGCAGCGATCGCAGGAGCCAGCAAAACAAAAGCAGCGGCCAATCCACCAACGGCAACGACCAGCGTCTGCACTGGCTCGGGCAACATCGAGAAGACATCAATGGCTTGCGTGGCAAGCTGCACCAATGGCGTCAGCGCCGGCAGTAGCTTTTCACCGATGGCTGTGCTGAGATCAGCCATTGCAGCTTGGTAGAGCTTGTAGGCATCCGGTGGTGGTGGCTCAGCTTTGGCAAGTTCACCTAGTGCCTTCAACAGAACTTCAGACGTGATCGCGCCAGATGATGAAAGCTCTTTGAGGCCTGCAACATTTGTACCGAGCACCTTGGCGACAGCCTGGCCAATGCTTGGCAGCTGTTCCATCACACTCCGAAACTCATCGCCTTGCAGCTTTCCTGACCCCAATGCTTGGCTCAGCTGCAGCATCACATTGTCGGTCTGATCAGCAGTCAGACCCATTTGAGCAGCTGCGTTGTTGACGCCAACGAAAGCAGTTTCGATCTGATTGAGTGAAGATCCAGTAGGGCGCAAACGTGCGTACAGATCCGCCACTGCATTGGCCGCTTGCGTCTGACCGATGCCATAACGCTCAGCCGCCTTAGCTGCAAACTCAGTCAGTTTTTGAGTCTCGCCAAACTGCCCAGCAAGATTGGCGATCCGCTTCTCAGTCCTGCTCGACTCGATGCCAGCTCGCGCAAAGTTAGCCGCAAGCGCTCCCACACCGATTGATGCCAACACACCGCCAAGACTGCGGCCGACATTCCCAAGACGCACAAAGGCATCACCCAAGCCCTTGGATTTGTCAGTGGCATTCCCGATCGACTTGCCCAGTTGATCGACCGCACCGGTGCCGGTGACGTCTGCCCTGATCTTCAGCAGCGCTTCCATCACCGCCATCAGTTGCCTCCAGCCTTGCGGTTGATCAGCTCACGGGCATGAAGCTCCATCAGCTGTATGTCCTCCATCATCGCAGCGGTGAGCTCTAATCCAATGATGCCGGCAACCTGCACTACCGCCACATAGTCCAAACCGATCACACCTGCGCCACCTGCCCGCCACTGCGTCAGGCACCGCTGGAACAATCCCACCACCGGCGCTAGCTCAGCCCACAGCGTGTAGGTCTCAGGCTCGAGATGATGGCTTTCCAAGATGACGCCATAGGCCGCAGCATCAGCCTGCAGCTGCGCCGTGTCACCCTTGCTTGCAAACAGGTGATCAACGGCGCCGGTCAGTTTTTTGCTCGTGCCTTCTCGTGCG